GGCTCCCTCGCCTGGCATTTTGCGCACGGCCACCTCTCGCAATGTGATTTGCGTGTCACGTTTGCGGCGCGGCGGGCGGACGTGGCTCGCGTGGAGGAGGCACTCCTCGATGGGGCAAGCGTCGTGCGGTAGGCCCCCCCTCAATCCCTTCCAGAGATCGCTGCGGGTTGCCCTCTGTCAGAAATACTTTTCATTTATTTCTGACAGAGCATTGCCCTAGGGCCCGGTCACCGTAATATACGGGCTCGCAAACTCCTCAAACGTGATCGTGTAGCTAAAACTCACGAGCGTCAACGTTCCCGCGCGAATGACCGGGGTCCAGTTGGGATTGGGGCAGCCTTGGGCGACCGTCGTGGGGTTGACGCTCTGGGCTGGCACGCTCAAGCGGCCATTCTTCCCTGACGTCACGGTAATTTGTGTCGTCGCGCTAAAACTCGTCGTGTGCGACTCAATCGGGTTGTTGCGGTTAGCCCCAGGATTGTTGCAGTCGACAATGGCGGTATAGCTGGCGGTCAGCGCCACGTCGGCATCGGTGTGGCCGACACCCGCCAGTTCAAACGTACTACAGGTAACGGTAAGGGTCGTTGGATCGACCGTACAGCCAATGGCGCCGGTTTGGAGGTGCGTGCCCGAGGGCGCTTGCGAGGGATCGAGGCTACTCGTAATGGCGGCCAGGGCGCCGCTGGCGCTGAGGCACAGGGCCAGGAGGCCGGCGACCAGCCGGGAGCGCGAACAACGGATCATGGCGTGTCTCCTTGTGAGTAACGGGTAGCGGGAATGAATGGGACAGCGGGACTACCCTACACGAAGGCAACGCGTGAGGCAAGCGGCGGGACGAGGCAGGCAACCAGGGCGGGTTGCGGGCCCGCCCCAGTCTCCATACAGGCATTCACGAGTAGCCAGGAGTCTAGCAGATCCTCAGCGTTTCTGCACGTCCACAGACGGTACCGCGCGTCTTTAGTTCTCATCCCAGGCCATTAGCTCCCGTTCATGGACCCAGCTTAGCCACCCGCCTTTCTTGGCGGTGAGTCGGAGACGATATTCTACGAGGGGCTCTAGAATCTCGCGTTGTGTCCACCGGCGCTGCCCAATCCAGTACCCCTCATGGGGATACTCTGCCCAGCGGACGCATTGGCCCATCTGAAAGCGAAACATATCGGCGTACGGGTCACGGTCCATCGAACATTCCTCCTCTGGTCACTGCCGGAGATCTTGGAATAAGCAAAATGTCTCTCTGAGGCATTGACACCATTCTCTGAGGTATATATAATATACCTCAGATGTCAACAACATAGTCTCAGAGGAAACGCACCATGAGTGATATTCTCCGTGAAGGTGTCCAGCAGATTGCTGGCGTTCCTACCAATGACAAGCGTTTTCAGGCACGGATGCGCTTCTCGACGCTCCGGCATATGATTCGTGACCCACGCGAACTCGAAGCGAATCACGAGAAACGCGATCAGGATCGTGATCCTGATCTGGAAGCCATTTACCAAATCCGTGAGACGGCACAACGGGCGGTCAAGGGAAAGAAACGCGAAAATATCGCCTCCTACGCCCACTTCATTGAACATCTCTATGCGGACCCCGAGATCGGATGTACGCCTGCGATTCATCTGTGGTCTGAAACACCCTTTCAGTATATCGACGGTGGCTTGAGTGGCCCCAGCTATATCGAGATTGATAATGACGCCACGGTGGTAATTCTCGACGGCGAGACACAATACATGGCGCGGCTCAATGCCTCAAGTCATATCCCTGATATTCGTTCTGAGATGATTCCGGTCGAGATTCATCATGGCCGCTCCAGACGGTGGGCAGGCGAGTCCTTTTATTGCATGAACGTCTTAGGGGTCACGGCGTCTCCGAATACCTCTATGAGCATGCATAAGTCCGACCCCCTCGTTCAAATGGTCTATACGCTCCAACAAACGCTTCCCGTGTTCCGCGAGCCCCAGGCGATTACGGCGGGCGGGCGCGGGCTCGCTAAGGGCAGCATTGTTCTCTTCAATGTGCTGCGCCAGGCGGTGGGTGCGTTTTTTCTTGGCCGCAAAGCGACACAGATCGGCGCGAAAGATATTAGCGAAGAGGACACCGCGCAGCTTACCCCTGAGCGGATGGATGCCTGTGCGCATTGGTTCCGGTTAGTCACCGAGACCTTAGAGCCAGAGTACAAAGGGGGAAAGACGAAAACCATGGCGGTGCAGGCGCCAGTCTGGGTTGCCTTGGGGCTGTATGGCCATGAAGCCTTGGGGCGTGGCACTATTGCTGCTGGGGCTCTTGACGAGCTTGCGGAACTCCGTGCGATCAACTGGAATCGTGGCGCGCACTGGCTCAATATCGGCTTATCGTACAGTGCGAAGGGGTCCTTGTCGGTGGCGAATATCAAGGGCTATGCCGTGCCCACCTATGAGGCCATCAGTCCTGATGGCTTTGCTGACGCACGGCGCAAAAATCCTGACCTGCCGAATTACTATCAGCAGATTCGCACCAGAGAGGTGCTCCAGGCCGCGTAGGAGGGATTCAACAATGGATGCAAAACGATTGCAGTGCGCCATGCAACAGGATAGGGATCATGCGCTGGAGGATGGAAACCGTCTGATCGCAAAGACGACCGAGCAACTGCGGCTCGGAACCATCGACGGGATCTTCACCTGTGAGGAACGTGCGACTTTGAATGCCAGGGTCGAAGGCTATAAGGGCATGATGGCCGGAATGGAGGCAGTCTATACCAAGTATCTCACGGTCGTCCAAGAGATCGGTGACAATGATGCTCGGCAGGAAGCCGATCGCGCCGCGAAGGCCCACGCGCTCTATGTGCATCTCGCCCCTCGTGTCGGGTATGAGGAGTTCGTGCGACTGCTCGCGGAGTATATCTACATGCATTAGGATGACGCTGGCGGGCTAGGGAAGGCCTTCCTGAACCCATGTGTTTTGATCCTTTCACGCATGGTGCCTGCCAGTACCCTTGAAAGGATCACCCAACTACTGACCAGTGAAAGGATAGGGATATGGAGACTATACGCGAGTTTCCGCTCGATGAGATTACCCTCGACTACAGCATGTATGGCCGTGGCGAGGTCAATACGGCCCGCGTCGCTGCCTTGACCGAGATCTATAAGGAACGCCCCGAGACCTTTGAGCCACTCCGGCTCTGGGTAGATGGTGGCATCATCAAGCTCTGTGATGGCTTTGCGCGCTATCTGGCCGCACAGGCTGTTGGTCTCATACAAGTAGCGGGCTTCATTGATGAGGCGATCCAGAGCGCGAAAGCCGCCAAACGTGCTAGCATGCGGCACAATACGTTGGAGAAGGATGCGATCCCGAGGGGACGCATTGATGCGTATATCATCGAGTCCTGGCGGGATGGAATGACGGCGAGAGAGATTCAGATTGATGTGAATAAGACCCAGGCCTACATCTCAGCAGTGCTGAAACCCTTTCGGGAAATGGAGACATGGATACGGGATCTGGATATTCTCCGTCTCCACTTGGCAGGGTATACGGATGCGGAAATCGCAGAGGAGCTTGGCGGAGATATTGGCGCATCAAGAGTACCGCAGATTCGTCATAATTTGTTTTTGGAAAAACAAATTATAGCTATTTTAGAGGAATCCCGTCCCGACTACGTTGCTATCCGCGATGATCGCCTTGGCGCCCACCTCCTGAATCCCTGGGAGCCACCACCGTTGAACTTCACCCTCGACACTCTGACAGGGATGGACATCGTTGAACGTACAGTAGAACCTGATGATCCTTATATCATCTATGGCAGCTCCTACTGGAGTTTTGGTGCTGACCTTGCGCAGTATGGGACCAACCATTATCCGGGGCGCATCCCTGGGAAAATTATCGAAGGATTGTTACATCTCTATACCAAACCCTTTGAGAATGTCTATGATCCGTTTGCGGGTGGCGGAACGACGCTGGATGTCTGTAAGGCCTATTTTCGGCGCTACTGGGGCAGCGACATTGCTCCACTGGCAACCAGGCGAGATATTCGCCAGCATGACATTCTGAGCGGTGCGCCTAGTTTCTTTCCCCAGGGTTACCGCATGAAATTCATTATGCTCGATCCGCCGTATTGGGCACAAAAGAGAGGGGAGTATTCTGCGGATGAGAGGAACCTTGCGAATTTATCGTTGCACCAATTTTATGAAGCGCTGGATGCCGTTCTGCTCACATGTAAGAGCCTTCTTACCAAAGACGGCGTCATTGCCCTGCTGATCGGCCCCACACAAAATGGCCAACGGTATGACCATGCGATTGATATCTGTAAACGGATGGATCGCCTCGGCCTCACGTTAATTAACCGGCTCATCGTCCCCTACTCCATGCATCAGGTGAAGGCCTATCATGTGACCCAAATGCGTGAAACAAATAGGCTTGCGGATACCAACGCGAAGAAGCGCCTGTGCAAGCGGTATCGGGATCTTCTTGTGATGCAGTCGCAGGAGTTGTAGTGCGATGTCTCTTCCCCTGGTCTTTCCGCGACACATGCTGCCGAGTCTCCGGTCGTGCGCACTTCGACAGGATTGGTTCCTGAGCCATGAGCACGAGAATCGTATGATCCTCATGACCAACGCGGCGTATAGTGATGATGACGTGAACAAACGGGTGCCATTAGTGATTCAGGTGACCGATGTATGGGATGTCTATGTCTTCCCCTCAACAACATGGGACCAGATAGCGGCTCTGCCGACGGGGGCGGCTATCTATTATGTGTTAGATAGGGACAGCGGCATCCTCTATGTCGGCGCGAGCAAGCATTTGCGTCAGCGCTGGGTCAATCATCATCGGAGGGCTGACTTGGCGGCAGTCGGCGCTACACGCATTGCGTGGCAAGCCGTCTGGCCAGAGTTCCTGCCCTTGGAAGCGCTCTTTATCCGCTATTGCGAGCCGCAGTGGCAGCAACCGCCATCCGTTCGCTCTTCTACACACTAGGAGCCCCCTATGCCCCCCGACCCCTGGCCCCGCCGCGTGCTGAACGCGATTCCTCCCATGCAGGATCGGCTGTGGGTCGGTATCTTGCTCTTCACAATCTTCATCTGCGGGGTGAGCCTGGGGCTCATGCTCCGCTTCCCGCGCCCCACCACGCCGACGTCCTCACTCCAGCAGCAACTCGACCGCTTGGAGCAGCGGGTGCGCATCCTTGAACAACGCTAGGAGGAGCCATGACCTCACAGGACCGGGCCGCACTCATCGCTTCGTTACGCGGATGGCGACAGACCCTCGCCGTCCAGGCCAAAGCGTATCTGGAAGACCCTCACTCCCGGGGCGTCGACTGGAGTCGTTGGACGCGGGCCCATTGTGAGCTGGCAGCCCGGTCGCCCTATAGCGAGCTCGCGCCCGCGTGCCTGTGCCACGAAGAGTACCTGATCGAGGTCCTGCTGCAGATGCTCCCGACGCGGGACGAGATGCAGCATGACGGGATCTGGCTCGATCAGCCCCACGCGCTAAATAATCCTTGACATTTTACTTGAACGCTCCCACTCTCTAGCCACAATTTGCTCTTGCCCTCGGGCGAGATCCGCCTCTGTCCATCACGCGGCCTTTGGGAACACGGTTCCTGGAGGCCGCTTTTTTTGTGCCCCTCTACCACAATGGGACGTTGTGGTCGCTGTTCCGCTGCCGGCGGGATGCCGGTCGTTCCTTGTACACCGGGAGGGTGTATGGCCTTAAAGCAAGCGTATGACGTGCAGACCGAGATTCCGAGTGCCCTCATGGAGCACTACGGGGACAAAGACGGCAGGTGGGTACTGCAGCTCGATCCACCCGCCGAGGATGTGACGGGTCTCAAGAATGCCTTGAATCAAGAGCGCAACTTGCGGCGGGAAGCCGAAAAGAGCGTGACGGATCTCAAGGTCAAGTTTGAAGGCATTGATCCCGACGAGTATCACAAACTCCAGGAACGCGTCAAAGGCCTGGACGATGCAGACATCTATGATAAGCAGGGGATCGAATCCCTCGTCGCGCGTCGCACTGAGAGCATGAAGGCGGACCATGAGCGGCAGGTAGGGTCCCTCAAGCGCGAGAACGATCAGCTCAAAACGACCGCGGGTGAGTACGAACGTCGCTGGCGACAAGACCGCATCAAAACAGCGCTGATCAGTGCCGTGAGCGGCTCCGGGGTCGATAAAGATGCGGTGCCGGATGGCGTCACGCGGGGCCTGGCCGTCTTTACGGACCTGGATGAGGAGGGCCTGCCCGTTGCCAAAAAGGGCGAGGATGTTGTGTATGGCAAAGATGGCATTACGCCCCTACGCCCCGATGAATGGATTGGCACGCTCAAAGCGTCAGGCACGGCACGCCATCTCTGGCCTCCGTCGTCCGGTGGCGGTGCCCCGGCGAGTCATAGTGGCAATGGCGCGGGCATCGACTGGCAAAGCATTACGAATCCGGCAGAACGCCTGACCCGCTTTCGCGAGTGGCAGGCGACGCAAACCCGCTAACTCCTCCCCTGACGAGCCTCCTGGCAGGGCGCTGAGACAGGGGTAGGGACATCCGTACGGAGGAAACATCCCTATGGCCCTGACTATCGTCGAGGCGTCCAAGCTGAATTCCGGTGACGTCGCACGCACGGCAATCGTGGAGATGTACGCGAGGAATTCTGACATTCTGAGAGTGTTACCTTTTGAAGGGATCGCGGGCAACGCACTCAAGTATAATCGTGAGGATATTTTGCCCGGCGTGGGATTTCGTGGAGTGAACGAAGGATTTATCGAGTCGGTTGGCGTGCTCAATCCCATCACAGAATCCCTTGTTATTGCTGGGGGAGACCTCGATGTTGATCGGTTTATCACCCAGACCATGGGAGCGAACCAACGGAGTGTCCAAGAAGGGCTGAAGGTGAAAGCCCTGGCACATCGCTGGACCCTCGCGTTTATAAAAGGTGACAGTTCAGCCGACCCGAGAGAGTTTGATGGCCTTCAGAGAAGGATACCGCCAGGCAGCTCGCAACTCCTCGATGCCGGGGCCACGTCGGGCGGGGATGCGCTGTCGCTGTTCAAGCTCGATACGCTCATTAGCAAGGTTGATGACGCGAATTTTCTCATTATGAATAATACTATGGCGCTTAGGTTGGCCCAAGCAGCTCGCAATACTGCGGTTGGCGGCTTCATCACGTGGAATCCGTCGGAGTTTGGCCAGCGCATCATGAGCTACAACGGCATTCCGATTCTCGTCGCGAAAGAAGACAACCTGGGCAACGACATTCTCCCCTTTACCGAGGCCAACCCTGGCGGTGGCGCAGCAGCCAGTACGAGCATCTACGCCGTGCAAATGGGCGATGGCGGGCTGGTTGGGATTCAGAACCAGGACATTAGCGTGCGTGACCTCGGGGAGCTGGAGGCAAAACCGGTCTTTAGGACCAGAGTGGAATGGTACGCTTCGATCGCGTGCTTTTCGGGCCGTAGCATGGCACGTCTTAGGGGCGTGAAAGACGCTGCCATTGTAGTATAGTATGTTTAGTCACTAAGAGGCTTCTGCTGATGCAGTATGCGATAGCTGATGGCTCTACCCGTGACCCCGTAGCGAGTACCCAATTGCTTGAAGGTCCATTGTCCGGTTGCATACAGGGCGATGCATTCTTGCAATTGAGCTTCTGTCAACTTCATCCTCGGACTCTTGTCGCCTCGCAAGACCGATGCAGGATGCAGGCGCATGCCATTGCGATCTCCAGATGTCTGGGGACGGGTTGGATGTTGTTCGTTCCACTGTTTGAGGCGGGCAATGACTGGCGCCGGGTTTGTCTGCATCACCCCACGTCCTTTGGCAATCATGTCCTGCATATTGTCGGTGTGTGTGCCAAGAAAGAGACAGTCCTCGTTGTTGACGCACGCTCTGACATCGCAACCATGGAGCACAAACAGACCTTCGGGCGGCCATGCACCCGTTTTCAGGAACCAGCTGACGATATGCGCACTGATGTTCCCTTCTTTGTAGGGTGTGGCGCGAAAATTCCCGTAGCCGTTCGCATGGGTTGCGCCTCTCCACAACCAGCAGAGACCTCTCGGGCCATAGCCCGGCGTTTTGTCCACTTTACTCCAGAAGCGTGCCGCAAAGGCGTCGTGGCTCTGGATCAGTCGTGCGGCTTGGTAGCAGGCCGGCGAGCAGTATTTCCAGATAGTGGCTTGCCATGGCAATACGGCAAATGTTTGACCACATGGGGTATAGGCACAGGTAAGCATTTGAGGAAAGACGCGAGGTTGCTGTCTCGCCAAGCGTCGGCATGTGGGCGAATGATACCGTATGCCTCCACGCTTGGCTTCGGCAGGCATGGCCTCAAAGGGCTTGCTACACGGTTCATAGGCACAGAGAAGTTGGATACGTGGGACACGATGAGCAGGCATCAGATGATCTCCCTATCGAGCCGTTGGAGGTATGTGTTAGGCCCTCATGTGGATAGGCACACAAGGCTTTTGATCGGGAGCTGGCCGGCTCCACCTAACCTCCAGAGTATACAGCATAGGCTCTTGAAAATAAAGGAGTAAGATGTGACCACGCAAGTTTTCGACAAGGCCCTTGAACTTTTAAGTCCAGGTGCCGCGCTGGCTGCGACCGGCAGCAGCACGGGTGTGCTCCTCTACCCCCGTCAGTTCCCGACGTGCGACTGGGTAATCTACGCGTCAGGTGTGGTGGCAACGGGTACCTACACGCTGAATCTTCAGGTGTCTGATCTCGTCGGCGGGACCTATACGACCATCGCCTCCGTGACCTGGCCCCCCGCCGTCGCCGGAGGCAAGCTCCATGTTGCCATTAACGGGGCGCAAGCCCAATGGCTTGATAATGATAGCAAGTTCATCCGCGTCAACTATGTCATCGGTGGCGCCACGCCGGGCATTGTGCTCGGATCGTACATTGGGAAAGCCAGCAACAATGCGGGTTTGGCAGTGGACGTGGGTGACATCTACACGTTTGTATAGTTCATTATATCCTTCCAGAATGCATTCTGGATGCCGAGAAGGAGTAGTACAAGATGCCTCAAAATCCAGTCCTCGTGTACGAGAAAGACAGTGGTTCCCCTTGCTATATGCATACCGTCGATGCACGTGAGGCGGTGCGCCTGGGCGATTACACGGCTGCCCCGCCGGGGGGCAAGGACCCGGAGCCCGAGGCGCGGGCGTCGGCGATGAGCCGTTTCCGCACCGGTCAGGGGGCCACGCATCCCGAGCTCCAGACCGAGGAGGAGCGCGACGAGGCCCGGGCCAAGGCGAATGAGCAGGCGGCGCTCATGGCCGGGGTGCCCGAAGGCGCACAGGTCGTCGTCATGGCGCCCAGCAAGGCTGACGCTCCTAGCGCCCGGAGTACGGCGCGGAGTCACCAGGCGACCCCGAGTAGCAGTACGCCACCGGCGACCCCGCCTGCCTCGCGGCGCAGTGAATAGGCGCGGCGATGGCCTTGGATGCGACTCCAGGAGGCGCGAATAGTAATTCTTATACCACGCTCGCAGACGCGACCCTGTACCTCCAGCAGCGCCCGTATCACGAGGCCTGGGATGCCGCGCTGGTGAGTGGCGATGCTGCCCCGGCGCTGATGTGGGCCACGAGCCTGCTCGATAGCCTCGTGCACTGGTACGGCACGCCGACGACGCTCACGCAGGCCCTGGCCTGGCCGCAAACGGGGCAAGTGGATCGCTACGGGCGCCCGCTCGATCCGCTCCTTATTCCCGTAGCCGTAGAGCAAGCGACCGCGGTGTATGCCTTAGCACTCCTGGGCGACACAACGCTGAGTCAGCCGAACGGCGGCAGTCAGCAGGCGGGGATCAAGTCGACCCGGATTGGCGGGACGACGATTACCTATCAAGACACGACCAACGCCGTGGCCGCTACCTCGCCCGTGACGAGCGTGCCGAGCGAGGTGCGGGCCTTGCTCAAGGGGTACGGGGTCATGGCAGGGATGATTGCCATTCCGATTCTGCGGACCTAGCGGTGGTCATCAGAAATAAGCCAGGGGTTTATTTCTGTATGTTGCTTCCTCGCTCATGAGGGACCGATGCACGCTGCGCTTGTCGCCTTCCTCACCGATACGGTTCTGGTGGCCCCCTACACGGGCCAGGACGCCTATGGCACGCCGACGCATGGCCCTGCCGTCGCTACGCCCTGCCGCGTCGAGTACCGCACGCAGGTCTTTACCAACGCGCAGGGGCAAGAACGGGTCAGCCGGGCACTCATCTTCTTTGATGGCACGGTCACGCTGGGCATCCGCGATAAGCTGACGCTCGAAGATGGGTCGAGCCCGACGATCGAGCGCCTTGACCTGTGGAAGACGCCGCAAGGCACGCCCGACCATTGGGAGCTCACGATATGATCACCATTGAGCTTGAAGGCATCGAGGCCCTACGTCAGTCCTGGCAGCGGCTCCTGCCCCAGGCTCGTGATGGGGCAGCGCGTGCCCTCATGACGGAAGCGGATCGCATCCTGGAAGAGAGTCGGTTTCTGACCCCGGTGGACACTGGCCTCCTGGTCAGTAGCGGCATGACGGAAGGCCCCATCGAGCAGGGGAACATCCTGGAGATGGTCATTCGCTCGGGCGGTCATGGGCTCGCTCCCTACGCGATTCGCATTCATGAAGATACCACGCTCAACCATCCCAACGGCGGTCAGGCGCATTATCTCTCAGCGCCGTTTTTCGCCGCGACGGGCGGGATGGCCGCCCGGTTCAGTGCCATCATTGGTCCGGCACTCAGAGGCTAGTGATGCCGCAATTCATGCGCCACGATGGCTACGGCAATCCGCTGCCCGAGCTGGCCGACGCCCGCCAGGCTGTCCTCTATGAGCGGCCCTTTAATGTCCAGCAGCGGCGCACCATTCTCCAACTCCTCGAAGAACAGTGGCGCAAACTGCTCCGTAAGGGGATGCACGGCGATGTGACGCTGACCTTTTACGTGCGCGACGGGCTCATTCAACCAGACCTAGCCGTGACAGAGACGCATGTGTATCGCAGCGTCAAGGATGAGTAGCATGGCACTGCTTGACGAACTCGCCGCCTTCCTCCAAGCTCAAGGCGTGGGCACGGTGAGCAGCACGCTCTTTAAGGGGAGTTTTCCGCTCGACACGCTCGAGAACACGGCGCCCATTCTCGCCTTGATCGAAGTACCAGGGTTGCCGCCCGTGCGCAGCCATGACGTGCCGGTGGCGCGCTACGAGCAGCCCGTGGTGCAAGTCGCCACGCGTGGGGCGCCGTATGGCTATCCGGCCGCGCGGGCGGCAGCACAGGCGGCCTGGGACGTGCTCGACGGGGTGCAGAATGCGTCGCTCAGTGGTACGTTTTACTTGTGGTTGGAGGCACTCCAAAGCCCGTACTGGCTGCGGACGGATGACTTTCAGCGGCCGGTACTGCTGTTCAATGTGCGCTGTGCGCGGGCGCTGTAACCATAGGAGGGGTTCGATGGGTGCATCAGACGATCGTGGCCTCGTCGCTCCGCCCGGGGCTATCGCCTTTCCGCCAGCGTCGGGAGACTGGGGCACGATTACCCACTGGATGATTGTGCTCCCGCCAGCCGAGCCTGAGCCTGAGTCAGTACCGAAGGAGTAACGCCTTGGGAAGTTTATCTAATTATGCCGAGGACGCCCTTTTAAACCATATCTTCAATACGGCTTATAGTTCTGTTGCTACCGTCTATGTGGCACTCTCGACCGGCACGCTGACCGATACGTCTACGGGTGCCAGTATGAGTGAAGTCGCCAATGCCAACGGCTATGCGCGCACGGCGGTGACTTTTGGCGCGGCGGCGACCCGCAAGGTGATCCAGAGTGGTGCCGTGACGTTTCCGCAGGCCTCGGGGTCCTGGGGCACGATTACGGACTGGGCCATTGTCGATACGAATACGTACGGTGCGGGCAATATCCTGGCCTACGGCTCCTTTACGGCCTCGTTTGCGCCCGTCACCGGCAATACGCCCACGATTCCCAGCGGCGAGTTGCAGGTCATCTTTAATGCGTCATCAGGCGCGGGGTTTGTTGATGTCTGTGTGCATCTGCTGCTGAACCGCATGTTTCGTAACCAGGCGTATACGAAGCCGGCAACCTATATTGGACTGGCGACGGCGACGATTGCCGACACCGCCGCGACCGAAGCGAACGTGACGGAGGTCAGCACTGCGGCTACCGGGTACGCCCGCAAGCTCGTCAATATTAATGGCGGGGCCGCGCCCACCTGGACCAACGCTAGCGGCGGCGCGCTCGATAATGTCGCCGCCATCACGTTTGCGACGCCGACGGCCTCGTGGGGCACGATTACGAGCTGCTTTATTATCGATAGTGCGAGTGGGGCTGGGAACATTATCGGCTATGACAATTCCTCAATTGTCGATCAAACTGTAAACGCATCTGATACAGTCCAATTCGACATTGGGGCGTTCGATGTGGCGATAACGTGATAATATATTGATTGTGCTGAAGTTAGAGCCCTCGGGCTGTGGTTGTCGCTGCGTGCCGTCCGTGTCGCACTGTTGGGGGACCGGCGCGGAGGTCATCATCTCCGGCGGCCCCGCGAGGACGCGCCTGGCTCCCACTCTGGCGCGAGGGCGGGCGTAGTGTAGCACATGCCACTGTGAGAAGGATAGCTTGGTGCCCCTCACCCCTGACCAACTGGCGGTGCTCCGCCAGGACATTGCCGCCGACCCGGCCTTTGCCGACCTGGTGCATAATCAGGACGGGGCGCAGGTGGTGGCGGACGCCTATAACGCCCTGGCCATGCCCACGGTGATCGTCTGGCGCACGAGCCTGCCCCCCGAGGACTATACGGGGGCGCAGAGCATTGTGTGGACAGCGGTCGATCAACTCCAGATCGGGAAAGCGCGGATTTTTGAGTGGATGTCGGGCATGCTGACCCGCCCGCTCAATCTCGCGGACCCCAATGTGCGCCAGGGCATTGCGGACGCCTTTGGCGTGGCGAGTGCGACGCGGACCAATCTCTTTACCCTGGGGACACGACCGGCCACGCGCGGGGAAGCCCTCTTTGCCACGGGCCCGGGCACCGCGCAAGCGCCAGCGACGATGAGCCATGAAGGGGACATTACCTCTGACGACGTGATGTGGTGCTGGTGGGGGCCTGGCGCATGACGATACCCGTGCAGATTCATCTCGACTGTTACTGCCATGACTGCAAGCTCTGGCACCGGCCCCAGCCCTGCACGCCTGACCAGTTTAGTCACGAGGTCTGGACGTGGCACGCCAAGCACGCCGGACACACGTATGAGTTTCTCACGCCCAAACGAGAGTTGAGTCGGGGGGCGGATCAGGCCTGGCGGGGCCAGGACGAGGCGCCATGGTACCTGGCCTACCGCGAAAATACGGATTTTCGGCTCCAGTATGGCACGACGACGGCGCTCACGATCACGCTGGCGAGTCTGGCCTCCTCCACGACCTGGATTACCGGCCGGGAATCGACGGCGGTCAGCAACAGTAGCCAGCGCTATATTGATTATGAACTCACCGGGAAAATCACGGTACATGGCTCTGTGGCGCCGAACATCGCCGCGGAAATTCGCCTGTACACCTATCAAGCCCTCAATCCTGACACCCCGACCTATCCCGATACCCTCACGGGCAGCGATGCCAATGTCACGCTGACGGCCGCGGCCGCGGCGAACATTCTCGAAAGTACCTTCGTCCTCATGGGCGCCGCCACGATTGTCGCCACGGCCAATATCGCCTACCCCATTACCCGCTGTCTCTCGCTCGCGCAAGCGTATGGCAAGGCCCCCAAGCGCTGGGGCGTCTATGTGGCCCATAATACCGGCCAGACGCTCCATGCGACGGGCTCGACGCATGAGATCAATACGACCGGAAGCTACCTCACGGATACCTAACGTATAGGACCCTTCTATGGCTGGCCCGCTGGGACTCCATACCCTTGTCTACGGGCCGTCCCTCGCCAACCCGCTGGCCCCGCTCAATCGGGGGCTCGTCGGCTGGTTTCGCGTCATGCCCCTCACGCGCGGCGGGGCCACCTGGCCCGATCTCACCGGGAACCATACCGGGACCTTGGTCGGTCTCATTCCGTCCGTCCAGAATCGCGGCTGGGCGTCGACGCGTCGCCTGAGCGGCCATGGCGATATCCGCCAGGGCTTGAGCGATGGCTATGTCGAGATCCCGGCTCATCCCGACTTCAGTTTTACCACTGGGAGTGCCGACCTCCCGTTTACGATCAGTCTCAGCACCTGGATCAATAGCGTCACCACGGCCTACACGCTGTTATCCAAATGGACCAACGGCGGGAGCCAGGGCGAATGGCGGGTGACCACGACGGCCGGCAGTAGCCTTATTGTCACCTTGGCGACCCCGACGCTCAGCAACACGATTACGCGGTCGCTGGTTATGACGTCGGCGCTGTATCAATCCCAGTTTTCTGATCTGGTCTTCACGTATGATGGCTCCCAGAGTGCTGCGGGTCTGGCGATCTACCGCAATGGCGTACGGGTCGATACGACGAGCGGCGGCACCGGGACCTATACCGGTATGGGGGTCACCAGTGAGACCGTCCGCATCGGGGCCTCGGGGAGCAGCTCCTTTGCTGGGCGCTATGATGATCTTCGGTTCTGGCGTCGGCAACTCTCAGGCGCCGAAGTGTTGGCCCTGTATCTCGCGTCCCGCCAGGGATGGCCCCAGGAACTCCGCCGCAGCTTCTGGCCTGGGCTGGCGCTCGCCCATTTTACGGACCCTGACGCCATTGCGACCGGGATTACCGTCCTCTGGAGTGGCAGCGTGGCGAGTATCCCGTCCGGCTGGACGCGGGCCACGGCGCTCGATGGGTGCTATCCGCGCGGGGCCGCGGCGGGGGTGGACGGCGGGGCAACCGGCGGCAATGCCACCCATACGCATACCACGACCACGCATGACCACACCACGGCGCACACGCATACCACGCCCAATACGACCGGCACGGGGGGCACGCCGAGTACGCGCGATACGGGCACCACGAATCCGCCCATGGTGCATACGCACGGCTCGAATCCTGCCGCGCCCAACCCGGTCACCACGCTCACGACCGAGGCGCCCAGTACGGATGCGGTCAATCATGAGCCGGCGTATGTGGAAACCGTCTTTCTCATGTCCCAGGGTGTCACGCATGGCTTCCCGGCCTCCACGATTGGCCTCTGGGCCGATAGCGCCGGGGCGCCCGCCAACTGGTCCCTCTGTGATGGCGCGGCGGGCCGGCCCGATTACCGGGGGAAATTTCTCAAAGGTGCGCCTGCGGCCGGCGCGCCGGGAGGGACAGGCGGCGGTGCCACGACGCATACGCATGCCGTCGCCAGTCACAGCCACGGTGGCACGTACAGCCATACGCATCCGGGCGTCACGAGTGGACAGCGCACTGAGACCCTGACCACGGGCACGATTAGCGGGGCCGCGGCCAATGTGGCAACCGGCACCCATACGCACGCTCTCACCTTCAGTACGCCCGCGCCCGTGATTACCGCCCAGACCGATAGCACGAGCGGCACCAGTATCCCGGAGCCGCCTTACTGGCTCCTGGCCTATATCCAGAACGTGAGTGGCGCCCTCCAGCAGACGAACGGCATCATTGCCCTCTGGCTCGGTGCCGTCGCCGATATCCCCCCCGATTGGGTCCTGTGTGATGGCACCAATAGTACCCCGGACCTGCGTAGCCTGTTTGTCAAAGGGGCGTCTACTCTCGGCGCCATTGGCGGCAGTGGCGGGAGCACGGCCAGTCATGGGCATACCGCGACCGGGCACACGCATGCGATTGCGGCGCACGTCCATACGGTCACGGGTGGGGTCGGGGCGTCCGATTCGCGCACGGCCGGTGCCACCAACGCGCCGCCGGATACCCATACGCATACCTGGCCCGATACGGGTTCCACCGCCCCGACCTCGGGGAGTGCCACGCCGACGCTCGGCAGCGTGGCGGATATGCTGCCGCCCTACGTGACGGTGCTCTTTCTTCAGTTTCAGGGCGGTGCACCACCCGGCATCCATGTGACGGCGAATCTGGTGGGCGCCAGTACCACGCCGACGAGTGCCCGGACGGTGACGCGGCGCCTCAGTGCGCAGGCGGTGGGCGCCAGTACGACCCCCGCGGCGGCTGCCACGGTGCCTACCACCCGGTTACTGATAGCCGCGCTCGCCGGGGCCAGTACCACCCCCGCGAGTGCCCGCACGCTCACGCGGCGACTGACGGGGCAACTCGCCGGGGCGAGCCTCACCCCAACCGCCGCCGGCACGTTGACGCGACGCTTGACGACGACGGTGGCGGGTGCCAGCACCACGCCTGCCGTCACCAGTCTCACGACGGTGCGCCGCCTCACAGGTGCCCTTGCCGGGAGTAGTACCACTCCGACTGCAGCGGCAACGGTACCCGCGACGCGCCTCCTCACCGCGGCACTCACTCCCGCGAGTATGACGCCTGTGGCCGCGCGTCAGGTGGTCCGGCGACTCCTTAGCCAACTCACAGGTGCCAGTACGACCCCGGTCAGTGCTCGCACGCTGACCCGGGCTCTGGTTGCGCAAGCGATAGGCGCTAGTACCACCCCCACGGTGACCCGTCCGACTCTCGTCCGACGCCTGACGGGGGCGCTCGCGGGGAGTAGCACTACGCCTCCCAGTGCGCAGACGAGCGTGCGCCGTCTCCAGGCCGTGCTGCCTGCGGCGAGTACGACGCCCAGTGCCGCAGCGCTCCTGCTCACCCTGCGCCATCTCACGGCGGCGCTGAGTGGTGCCAGTACCACCCCCGCGAGTGCGCGAACCCTCACGCGGCGCGTGACGGCGGCGGTTGCTGCTGCCAGTACGACACCTACGACCGCGCAGACCGTCCTGCATCGCCTCACGGCGGTCCAGTCGAGCACGAGTACGACCCCAGCCGCGCAGGCCGTGGTGACCGCACTCCGATCCCTGACGGCAGCCCTGAGTGGCGCGAGTGCCACGCCCACGGCTGCTCGTACCCTCGCACGACGCCTGACGACAGCCGTGCTCGGGGCCAGTACGACCCTCGCTGCGACCACGACGAGCACCCGTCAACTCACGACGAGCCTGAGTGGGGGAAGCAGTACCCCGGCGGCCACGGTGACGATGGGCGTCCTGCGGCATCTCACCGCGCAACTCACGGCCAGCAGTACGACCCCGGCCAGCGCGCGGACCCTGGTACGTCGCCTTCAGAGTACGGTCCTGGGAGCGAGCCAGACCCCCACGGCCACCGCCAGCATGGGCACCGTGCGCGCCCTCACCGCGACGCTCGCAGTAACGAGCACGACCCCGGCGAGTGCCCGCACCATGACGCGGGCACTCACCGGGGCTGTGACGGGGAGCAGTGCCACCCCGGCCAGTGCGCTGCTCACGGGACGCCGCCTGGGCACGAGCCTCCTCGGGGCCAGTACGACGCCAGGGGTGGCGCGCACACTCACCAGGCGCTTGAGTGCCACGCTCGTTGGCGCGAGCGTTACGCCGCCTGCGACGGCGTTTCAGGCGGGGGTCCGGTCGCTCGTGGCGAGTCTCCTGGGCGTCAGTACGACGCCCGCGAGTGCGCGGCAGCTCGGACGTCGCCTCACGGCCCTCCTCGCTGCGAGTAGTACGACGCCTGCCACGGTCGCCCGACAGGCGCGGGCGCTGCGGGTGATCGCCGTGGGGACCAGTGCTACCCCCGCCGCGATCCTGGCCAAGCGCGTCACTTTCCAGGCGGGCCTCGTCGCCGTCAGTACCACCACGACGAGTGCGCGGCAACTGGTCAGGCGGCTCCAGGCCCTCCTCAGTGCCCCGAGTCAGACCCCACTGGCCCAGGCCGTGAGCCTCCGGCACCTGATGGCCCTCCTCGCCGCGGCGAGTCTCACGCCGCCGGCGAGTGCCGCCTATGTACGGCTGCTTCAAGCAACGCTGCTTGTTGCGAGTCAGACGCCGCTTGCGTCCGCGTCTCTCGTGCGCGATCTGGCGGCAGCCCTCCTCGCCGTGAGTGGGACGCCGCTGAGTGCCGAGACGAGTCTACGGGCGCTCCTCGCGACGCTTGTTGGGCAGAGTACGACACCGCTTGCGCGAGCGACGATGCTGGACATGCCCCTCCTGCTGATGGGCACGGGCGCCCTGCTGCAGCGGACGGGCCAGGCCACGACCACGACGCTCACGCGCAGCCAGACAACCGGCACGTTGACGCGCACCAGTCCCGGTCCCAGTCCAACCTTGCGGCGCGGTGACGGCCAGACCGGCACGCTCCAGCGCACCGCGTCCTCCCGCGATCCTAACTTGAGGTGACGTATGCCCACCATTCCCTTGTTGTCCACGACCCTGCTCGAAGCCACGACCGGCCTCCTCACCTTTACGCTGGTTGATAGCGACGGCGCTGGCGTGCCCGTGTCCATGTTGAGCACGGTGACGCTGACGTACTATGACGTGATCAGTGGCACGATTGTGAATAGCCGCAATGCGCAAAATGTCCTCAATGCCAATGATGTGAGTATCGTAACGGCGGGCTCACCAGCGGTGACGACCGTCGAATGGCAAATTCAGCCCGCCGATACGGTGATGGTCGATGCCGAGCTGGCGTTAGAGTACCGCGTGGCGCAATTTCGCTGGACCTGGGATAGCGGCACGCGCCATGACGCCTATCAGGTCCAGTTTGGGGTCGAGAATATGGCGTTTGTCATGTGAGTGCTGGCTCGCAAAAAAAGCCGTGTCATTCCCCGAGCACTGTGCTAGCCTTTGCGCATCATCTTCGGTAGTCACTGGTCGCCCGACAGTCTCCGGGTAACACACACCGCCGTATCGCAGTGAGGTCCATGTCCCTCGCTGTGGTCGGCGGTTGTTGTGTTTCTGGAGGTTGCGCCATGGCAGACGCTCCGTACCTTGCTGAATCCTGGTCCGGCCTGATCCAATTCCGCTGTCCCGCCTGTGGGTATGATACCCTGCTCCAAGCCCGCATCGACGCGCACATGGCGCAGTGTCCCCGCTACCAGGCCGCCCTCCATGAGGGGACCTTGCGGGCGGGCGAACCGCCGGTGCCGCCGCCCCCGGAGCCTGACCCGGATGAGGAGCCCACACCGGCGCAGCCGACGCCTGCGGGGGCGTAGGCCATGCCCACCCAAGCCATTTTGGGCAAAAAAAGAGGGTACGAGCATGATACCCGTACCCTAGCCTCTCAAAGCGTAGCACAGCGCAACGCAACACAGCAAAACGCAACAGAGCCCAGCATAGCGTATCGTAGCACAGCACAGCGCAGTTTACAGAGGCATGCTCTGGTACCGTCCGAAACGTGGACGACTTTCCAGCAAGCCAATGGTATGCCCGCCAATGGCCACAAAGGCGTCAATATCCGAGCTGTTCAACAGTTCATCGTTGAAGGCAATACAGATCTGGACCGACCAGGGGAAAAAGACGGGGCGTGTCCGCATAACACGCGATCGTTCTACCACCATGGGCGTACGATCACGAAATCGTTCATCGTTCCACAATTCCATAGGATCCGTTGGGCCATCATAGGTCAGGCGAAAATTGGTCTCGCACACCAATCCCGCCTTAGCTTTGGGGCCTTTCTTCAGGGTTTTTGCCGCATTGATCAACGTCGCCTGCATGCCGCTCGCAGGAATGCACGGTTGTCCCTCATCCAAGTAGAGCGATCCCAGCCATTCCAGACGAGCGATTTCTTCATGATCGGCTTCGGTCTTCATGCGTTTCCCCGAAATAGCCTTAATGGCTTTCGTCCAACGGTTCAACGGGTCGGCGAGTTGTCCACAATGCATCATAAGGGGCACTACGCCGGTCAAGTGATATCCGCGTGTTTGTTTCAAGCGTCACCTCGATATACGTGGTGGTTAGTAACACGGCAGGCCGTACGGACAGGTTCTGGAGTGGAGGCAGTGCCCGACCAGCAAACCGCAGTCGGCGTTGATGGTCTGTCACCACAACATGACAGGGCTGACACAGAGTTGTCAGATCGTCCAGGGATTCCTGGCCAAAGTGGAGATAGGTCCGGTGATGGCACTCAAGCGCATCCGGGCTATTACAAAGGCGACAACGAAAATTGTCGCGCTGGAAACAGGCCAGACGCATGGCCTGCCAATAGGGGCTTTGATAATGCGAGGCATCGAGGGGCATAGGGGCCTTTCTCGAAAGCAAAGCTGAGCCGAGCTCAGCTCAGCCGAACCGAACGCAGCATAGCTCATCGCAGCCGAGCACAGCAGAGCTCAGCATAGCTTAAGACTTCTGCTGCTGGAGGTACGCATCAATGGCCCGGCGCAAGACCTCGGAAAAAGAGAGGCCGAGCTTCTTTGCCAGGGCAGTTATGGCCTGAAATTGTGGGACACTGAGCATCACTGATATGCGCTTCATATGCTAATCATACAGCATATGGGCATACCTTGTCAACGATGAGTTTAGGCTATACGGATATATACTATGCCTACTCAAGCTATATCAGCATTCGGCATCGCGTTACGGTTAGGGGATGGTATCCCGGCTGTTTTGAATATTACTTCTGCGACTAATACTAGTCCAATTGTCGTCACCACCGCCGCCGTGCACGGCATTGTGGATGTCTCCAAAGTCACCGTCACGAGCGTTGCCGGCAATACGGGCGCCAACGGTACCTGGATTGCCGAGGCCGTCACGCCTACGACTGCCCGCCTGCGCGGCTCGGTGGGCAATGGCGCGTACACGTCGGGTGGGGTCTTTACCTTAGATAGTACCTATGCAACCATTGCCGAGGTGACGGATATCCAGGACGCGGGCATCATGGCGTCGGTCATTAACGTAAGTGCGCATGACGGCATAGGGGGATGGGGGTCACAAATCCCGACCATGCTCTCCAATAACAGTATGCGGCTCGTCCTCAACCACGTCCCCGACCATGCCACGCATGATGAAGTGACCGGCTTACTCTACTTGATGGAAAACCGCATACGCCGGCCCTATCTCCTCGTATTGCCTAATGCTACTAAGACAACATGGTGGATGTCGGGGTGGGTCACTGGTTGGCGTGATCAGGCCCCGGTCGCCGGGGCCCTGACGGGACAAGTCACATTTGAATTTGATGGAGCACCGATTTTGGCCTAGCCCCGCTTGGCATATGGTTTAGCTGGGGCCACTGTCAATAGCAAAGGTTGTACGGGAACGAGAGGCGCCTTCGCATGTTTCTTGGAGTTGCAGGATTGACAGGCAGGAACCACATTCGCCAGCGTGTGCGAGCCGCCCTTACTGAGTGGGGTAATGTGGTCTTGGGTCAGTCGTTTCATCTTGCGATGGCAATAGACGCACCGATGCCCGTAGGCGGTCTTGATTTCTTCCCACTGCGCGGCGGTCAAGTCGTTGAGGGGAGCCTCAGTACGGGCGACACGTCGGCGCTCGGTCTTTTCTTGTATCCATTCAGGATGTTGCGCGTACCAGTCGGCATGCTTTTGGCGCATAGCCATACGGTGCGCCGCATAGTATGCCGCACTCTGGGCATTCATCAAGGCTTTGTTTTGTACGTAGCGGGTCTTATTGCGTATCTGTTTCTCCGCTTTGTGCGTCTCATCGTAGGCTTGCCGTTTTTCAGGGTTTTCGCGTTGCCAGCGTGCGACCGCTGCGCGTACCTTGTCGCCATTGTGTGCACGATACTGCGCACTTTCTTGACGTTTACACAGAATACAGCGCGTAGCTTTGCCGTCGCTGGTGTACTTGTCGGTACCAAATTCATCGAGCGGTTTCAGCAGATTGCATCCACGACAGACTTTTTTTGCAGGGGTTTCCATGGGCACCTTCTAACTAAGGTTGAGGTGAGTACCTGGCTCCCCACTGAGTTAGCAGCAGAGACTTGATCGAACGCTAGCAAGGCGATCACCAAGTACCCGCTGAGTATAGCCTAGTAGCGCAGATAAAGATAGGACATTATCTTAGTATAGAAAGGATTAATTGTGCCCACTCAGGCAATTGCGGCTACTGGTCTTGTTATGACTATGGCTGGGACGCCTATCCCAGAAATAACTAACGTGTCGGAAATCGGGGCTCAGTTCAATGTGGTCGATGTCTCGAGTCATGATGGGGGCGATTGGGCGTCCAAAATCCCCACCTTGCTCGATGGGGGCACGATTCGCGTCTCCGCCAACTTTGTCCCCGCGAATGCGCAGCATGTCGCCTTACGCACGGCGATGATTAACCGCGCCTCGACGGTCTTTACCGTGGTCTTTCCGAATACCGGCGCCACGACCTGGACCTTTAACGCGTTTGTGACGCGCTACCGGGTACCGTCCGCACCGGTCAATGGCGCGCTGCCCTTGGAATTTGAGCTGACAGTTGACGGGGCCGTAACTTTTTAAAGGTGACGTTCGTAGGAAGTCCCATGCATGAGCATTGATGTCCACATCACGCTGACCGCCCATGTCCCCGAACTCATGACGCTAGGAGAACTCCTTGTGGCAGAACTGAGCGGAATTCACGACGCCTTAACCGCCCTCGGCACCAATCAGGCCGACGGGCAAGCGGCGCTCTCGGCCCACTTGACCGCGATTGAAGAAGAGATCCGGCAATTGGGGGAGTCGCCGAGTCAGGCAGACTTGGATGCCATCGCCAATCAAATTCATGAGGCGGCCGGCGTCTCGGCGAAAGCCGCCGAGGACCTCCGGCAGATGACGGAGCAGGTGAAGGGCATGGTCCCTGATGCCCCCGCCCCGCCGCCGGCGTAGGAGGGAAGGATGCCGTCTCTTGTTGCCCTCGTGCCCGTTGAGTTGGATAAGCTACGCCAGCTGCTCTTTACGCGGGCGGCGGTCAAGGCCATTGAATTAACCCTCACACGCATCTGGGGGCGGGATTATACGTTCTTTGAGGCAGTACGGCGGCTCAGTGAAATGCTCCTCGATAACGACCTGAGCAAGCTCTCGTTTGTGAATATCAGCGTGCTCGTGTGGCAAGGTTGCCTGCATGAAGACCCGACGTTGACGCTCGCGCAGGTCGAAGAGGCTCTGCCCTATGCCGATCCTACGGGGCTCATTCCCTATGCGGGGCTGATTCTTCAGGCGTGGAGCAATGCGAGCCCGCAGGTGGCCGTGGATGCCGTTGGGGTCGAGGCAGAGGCGACAGACAGTGACCCTTTGGGCGGATCGACTGGGGCAAGCTCTGGGCCTTTGAACGGACCTGTCTTGGCGTCAGCGACGGCGAGTTCTGGAGCATGACGTTCCTCGAAGGGCATCTGCTGGCCGAGGCGTACTGGCAGCAGCAGCAACGGCACGTGCGCCCCATGGCGCTGCTCCTCCAGGCGTACTGGAACGTGCACCGGGATACCGATCAGCGCCGCGACCCGTTTACGCTGGACGACATGCTGGCGGTGCTCGGGTATCCCGAGCCACCCGCGTCGCCTCCACCGCCTCCTCGGCTGGAGGACATGCAGGAGCGGATCGCCATACTGCATAGCTTGTATACGGCCAATGGAGAAAGAAAGGTCTAGTTGTGGCAGAGATCACCGTCGGCGATGTGGTGGCACGCCTCCGGCTTGATGCGAGCGGCTTTGACCAAGCGCTGACGCAGGCCCAGCAGCGGCTCACGCAGCTCACCCAGACGATGGGGCAGGTGCAGCAGCAGCAGCAAGGCGGCCAGCAATCGACGGCGCAACTCTCCCAAGCCTACCTCGCGCTCGCCCAGAGTATTACCGAGCAAACCCAGGCCTACAGCCAAGCCCAAAGCGCCGCGCTCCAGTACAAGCAGGCCCAAGATCAAGTGCGGGAAGCCACCCGCCAACAGCAAGTGGCGACCCGGGCGGCGGCCACGGACGCGCAGCAAGCCTCGCAGGAAGTTGTGGCGGCGGCGGGGCGGGCCGCCCAAGCCCAACAGGCGGTCGTGCAGCAACAACAAGCCGGCGCGCGGACGGCGGCGACGGAAGCCCGGCAGGCGGCCCAAGACGTGGCGGCGGTGGCGCAGCGTGCGGCCCAAGCCCAAGAAGCGGCAGTTCGGCAACAACAAGTGGCAGCCCGCCAAGCAGCGCAGGAGGCGCGGCAGTCGGCGCAAGAAGTCGCGGCGGCGGCCCAGCGGGTAGCGCAAGTCCAACAAGCCGCGATGCAGCAACAGCAAGTGGCCTCCCGTCAAGCAGCCCAAGAGGCACGCCAGGCCGCCCAAGAAGTCGCGGCGGCGGCCCAACGTGCGGCGCAAGCCCAACAAGCCGCGGTGCAGCAACAGCAAGTCGGTGCGCGCCAAGCGGCCCAGGAGGCGCGGCAGCTCGCCCAAGAGACCGCGCGGGTCCAACGGGAAGCGGCCCAAGACGCGGCGCAGGGCGCGGGACGCCTGGGCGCGGCCCTGAGTACGGCGCTCAGTGTGGCCGGCGGGATCGGCATTGCCACGAGTCTGGGCGCCATTATCGGCCAGATGAAAGAGTTGGCGACGAGTATCGTCGCCGTCGGCATCCAATTCCAGCAACTGCGGCAACAATTTACCGCGATCCAGGGCGTGAACGCCGGCGCGGCGGCCTTCCAGCAGATGATCAACTTGGCGCAGCGACTGGGGATTGAAGTCCTCCCGCTCGCCGAAAACTTCCGGCGCTTTGACGCCGCGACCCGTGGCACGGCCATCCAGGGTGATCAGGCCGCCCGCATCTTTGAAAACATGGTGGTGGGGATGCGGGCCATGGGCGCGAGCTCGCAGCAGACCGAGCGCGGCCTCCTCGCCCTCCAGCAGATGGTGTCCAAAGGCGTCGTGTCGCAAGAGGAACTCCGCCAACAGCTGGCGGAGGCCATTCCGGGCGCCACGCAGATTGCGGCGCGGGCGTTTGGCGTGACGACGCAAGAACTGAATAAGCTGATTGAGAAGGGCGTCGACAGTATTGAGTTTGTCCGGCGCTTCAGCGATCAATTCCGCACGGAGTTCGGCGGGACGGTGGCGACCGCCACGGATACTGCGGCCGCCGCGTTTCAGCGTTTGAGCAACGAGCTCAAGCTCGCCGGGGAAACCATTGCCGCCTCCGGCCTCCTCGACATGCTCCGGAGTCTGGCGGAGGCCGCCACGACGCTGCTCGCTACCTTGCGGAAGGTCCAAGAAGAGCGCAGCCGGGAAGCGGGTCCTCCGGTGGGGGCGCTCCCCCAAGGCGGCGTCGGGTTGCCGGCCGCGATTCGGGAGCGCCAGGCCGAGTTGCAGCGCTTGCAGGCGCAGATTACGGGCGCCCAGGCGTCGCAATTGGTCGAGGGCATGTTGCCCGGCTTTGCGGGACCGATTACGGCGGAGGAGCGGCGGGCCATTCGGGAGCGCCTCCAAGCGCTCCAGGCCGAACAACGCAAGGCGCTGACCGAGTTTCAACGCCAGATCCAAGCAGAAGGCTTTGGGCCGGGCGGGCAAGTCGGCTTTGGGGTCGAGATTCCAGCGGGCGAGCGGCCACTCCAAGCGACGGAAGACCGCTTAGCGAAAATCCTCGAACAAGGGCGCCAGCAACTCCGCGATATTGACCTGAACGCGCCGTTTCTCTCCGCGCTGGACGTAGCGGACCAGAAATTCAAAGCCTGGGAAAAGACGCTCAAGGCCGTGCAGGAGGAAATCGGCAAACTCGGGGAAGGGCTGCGCCGCACAATCACGCCGAGTGGGGCGCCCAACTCGCTCGACGCGCTGATTGAGCGGATCGCCGGCGAAAAAGGGCTCGATCCGACCCTCATGCGCGCCTTAGTCGCGCAGGAATCCGGCTTTGATCCGCGTGCGGTCTCCCGGGCGGGCGCGCGGGGACTCATGCAACTGATGCCGGGCACCGCCGCCGCCTATGGCGCCGGGGGTCGGGAGTTCGATCCCGAAACGAATCTGCGCGCCGGCATGACGTATTTTGCCGAACTCCTCCAGAAATTTAACGGCAACGTCGAGCGCGCCCTCACCGCCTATAATGCGGGCCCCGCCCGCGGAGGCATTCCGCTCCCGACCGGGGAAAACGCGACCTTTGCGCAGGATGTCCTCCGGCGCATGCCGCAGACCATCCAGGGCATGCTCGATGCCGCTGGCCGCCAGCAGCGGGCGTTGGAAGCGGGGCAAGAGGCGCAGACGCCCGACCGTGAGCGCATGCAGCAAACCATGGCGACGGGCCGCGAGGTCCTCCGGGCCATTGACGAGGAAGAGCGCCAGCAAGACGTGGACGCGCGGGAACGGCGGCAGCAGGCCATGGCGACGGGCCGCGAATATCTCCGCGCCCTCGATGAGGAAATGCGCAAGCGGGACCAGGCCGTCGAGAGTCTCAAGCGCTTGGAGCAGCAATACTCGCTCACGGCGGACGCCCGCAAGGAAAGCGAAGCGGCGCGCCTGGCAGCCCAGTTTCCCCAGGATGAAGAAATCCAAACACGGGCAGAAAATGTCCGACTGCTCATCGAAGAAAAGCAAGCGATGGAGAGCAGTTTTGCGGTCATCAAGGCTCGCACCGATGCGCAGCGTCAGGCGCAAGAGACCGCCGACGCCATGACGCAGAGCATTGAGGGGACGCTGGAACGCCTCCAGGCGCCGCGCGAGGAACGCACGGAACTGCGGTTGCGGGCACAAGCCCGGCGCCAGGGCGTCGACTTGACCCCCGATGACGAAGCGCGGCTGCGCGCCATTACCGCACAAGAACGCTTTAACGAGATCATGCAGGTCACGGAGCGGATTGGCGATACCGCCGCGCAGACCATCACGCAGGGACTCCTCAGCATTGTTGACGGGACCGAGCGCGTGAGCGATGCCTTCCGCCTCATGGCGAAAAGTATTCTCGACTCGGTTGCCCAGATTGCCCTCAACGAGGGCTTTAAGCTGCTCATTCAGGTGGGCATTCGGGCGATTGGCGCGGCATTCGCGCCGGGGGCGATCGGCGGCGCTACGGGTGGGGGCCTCTCCTTTGGCGGGGGCGGAGGTGGGAGCGGGTTCCTTGGCGGGGGGACGGTGGGCGGAGAGAGCTTCATCACGGCGCAAGGTGGGGCGATTGTCAACAAGCCCACGGCCATCCTGGCGGGGGAAAACCCGGCCATGAATCCCGAGTACGTGCTCAATCGGCCGCAGATGCAAGCACTCATGAGTGGGGCCATGCGGGCGGCGCCTACGGCCGGTGGGCAGGCCATGGGGGGCGTCACGGTGATTAACGTGGCCAATCGCGAACAAGCGGCGCAAGAGGCCGCGCGGGAACGGGCGCTGGGCAAAGCCGTCATTATCAACGAGGTTCTCAATGAAATAAGTCAAGGGTCAGGTTCGCGCATTGCGCGGACGTTACAGGCGCTGCGTTAAGCGAACGGGAAATATGTGCCCAAGTTTTGTAACACAAGACATTCGCAATCGCTGGTCCCCTGACATGGAAATGTCTCGCTATCGCTGCCTTTGTCGCTCCGGTGCGTGCCATGGCCCAGATGATGGGAATATCCGCCTCAGTCAACTTGGCGTGAGGATGGTGATCGCCATGCACCTGCCCTTTGCGCTTGTCAGGATGCGGGCAGGTTGCAGAGACCGCTTGCCAGGTTCGACCATCCAAGACGGCGTGAATAGTGCCAGTACTGACATGAAAGGCTTGCGCGATTACTGGGGCTGGTATGTAAGCATGATGCATATCCCATATACGGGGAATGTCTTTCTCAGTCAATTTTGCCTGAGTCAGTTCTTGGCCATACCGCACTCTCGCTCTGCGTCGATGAGCCAAAAGACCACGCTTGCTAGCATCTCGTCCATTGATGGCGTGGGTGCCTGGATACAGATGCCAGGGATTACAACACGGCGGATTATCACAATGATGCAGGACCAATCGCCTCGGTGGAAGTGTTTGTCTATTCAACCATTCCCACATGAAGCGATGGGCGCGATACGGTCGCCATTTTCCCTCAAGAAAACGCGCAAACATTCCATAGCCACCATGGTTTCGCATGGCTTGCCATTCCCAACAACAGTAGGGACACATAGGGCCATGCGGGCAGTGGTAAATGTTAGAAAAGAAACGAGACTCCAGGGGTGCTTGATGGGCTCTAGGCATGCTCAACCTCCACACGTTGAGAGAGATTCCACAGAATATGCGGCATCCAGTGTGGAAGCTGGAGTTTCGGGGGCGACCCTAGCCGCACCTAAGAAGTATAACCGATTTAGCGAGTTTTAGCGATATGGCTGTGTATCCAATAGATCCAGTACCTTCTAGTATATCGGTTGCGGCAATGCAGGACCCTGCACACCAGTTCGAAACAGACCAAGGCTACGAGGTACGTCGGCCCAAGCATAGCCGGGCCCTGCGGCAGTATCAGCTGGAATACCTGGGCCTCACCACCCCGCAGATGCGCGTCCTGCGGGACTTCTTGCTCCAGCAGCGCCTCGGCGTGCTGCCGTTTGAGTGGCTGCACCGTACCGGCGGGGACCGCGTCAACTACAGCAATACGACGCCCGTGGTGTGTACGCTCCAGCACAACTACGTGACCAATCAGTGGCTCTGGATCAATGGCGCGACGCATGGCGGGCTCAACGGGTTCTGGACGCTCACGCGCTTCGATAGTACGAGCTTTGCGCTCAATGGGTCAGCGGCGCAAGGGGGCACTGGGAGTGCCATCGCGGTACCGTATCTGCCCAACGCCACGGCCCGCTTCGCGCAAGATGTGATGGAGCCCGCCGTGAAGCTCATTGGGCCGGAAGCCGCCGACGTGTTCACGCAAGGGCGCGGACGTTTTAACATGGTTGTGCTGATACAGGAACAGTTTTAAATAAACTATTATTTATGTAATATGAGTCCAGGTTTTACGGTGGATAATAGCAAACAGTGGATTATTCGTTAAGCCAAAGATCGTCCGTAGAAGGGGATAGCCAAATCCTTGTGTGGCTAAGAGACGAATCATGGTGATATCGGCTGGCGTCATTTTGGCACCAAACACTTGTTGTCCACGAACGGGATTACGACGTACATGAGCGCGTCGTCCCTTGCGATAGGAATCTTTCGTATTGTCTGAGGGAGTGCCTTCCCAAAGATGGGCCGGATTAACACAGGGCGGGTTATCGCACGTATGACAAATAACATGGCCTTCTTTGATGATGGTGTCATTCCACAATGCATACATTACGCGTGATGTCAGTTGAAGTTTCTTTTGAAAACGGACGACTCCATAGCCCTTTTTACTTTTAGCTTTCTTCCAGAGCCAGCAACAGTCTGGGCACGGGAAGGGATGGGCACATTGTTCGATAGAACTCCAAAAATAGTCTTGGAATGTCTTGAGGCTTTTATGGTGGTCTGGCGTACGGCGTCCGTATTTGCGATAGGTCCTCCCATAATGACTTTGACACGTTCGACATAGATGGCTTTTGCCATCTTTATGAGCGGTTACAGTGGAAAACATAGTGAAAGGTAAGGTTCTTAGGCACGCATGGCATTTTTTGGTAGGAGTGCCTTCGGTAACATCTCGTGCTCCATATTGTTCTTCAAAGGACACGCGGGGTTTGTGCCATTCTTGGAGACGCCCCGTCCCACGAGAACGACGATTGCCATCGGTATTGTTCTCAGCGCGGGTACAAAGATAGAGATGGCTCGGGCGGACACAATGACGGTTACGACAACGATGAGCAACGATAAAACCAGGAAGAATGGGGCCATAGGTACGAATCCAGGCGACACGGTGCGCGAGGGTACTTGCCCCCTCGAAACGGACACGACCATGTCCGTATGGTGTTATAGACCCAGTCCAGAGCCAACATTGCCGTGTTTTATGAACTTTGTGCCAGAAAAGGGTATCAGCGTGCGAGGTCATAGCGAGACTCCTTCATCAGAGGGCATCACCAAAGGGGGAAGTGGCCGGAAGATGATGAGGCTTCCACGGCTGCAGACCGCTTGCCACTTCGTCATAAGTATAGTTTAAAAGAGCATGCGATGCCACGTATATTAAGTGCCGCACTCATTAGAGAAAAGAATCAGTTACAGTCAGACCATGTCATCACTTGGCTATTTCAAGTAGATATACCAGGCGCTCCCGTCCCTTATAGGCTCGTGAACTACGACGAGGACATACTCTTTCACGGGATTCCTTATCTACGCTATTCGGTCGATGTAGACGCGTTGGAAGATGCGACGAGTCAATCCCTGGTCCGGCTCCGCGCCACGGTCGGCAATGTGGATCAGGCGTTTATCTCGTTACTGGAGCACTATTGGGGGCCGGATGCTCCCTGGGTCGTGACCATCTGGCCGATTGATACGCAGCAGCCCGACGCGACGCCCTTTGGCACGGGCGAGGTCTTCCAGGTGGTGCAGGTGGCCACCGACTTTCTGAGCGCCGTCGTGGATTTGCAGGCGGAGGGTATTACGCTCACGGGCACGATCCCGAAGCGACGTTTCACCCAGTCCGGCGGCTACCCTAACATCCCCAGAAGGCTGTCATAACATGAGTAGTCTTGTCGTCCCTGACATTTTTCCGTTAGTCGAGGCCATTCTTGGGCGCAGTTATGAGGAGTATAACTGTTGGGACTTACTCCGGGATCTGTACGGGAAAGGCTGGGGCATTGACCTTGATGCCGATCCTGCCACAGCGGCAGCGCAGGTCCAAGAGATTTGGTTTCAAGGGGATGCTCGTGATCCGTTGAGGATTGTGCAGACATGGGACATTTTGATCATCCGTACCCTGGGCATGGCCAGTAGTCATGTCGGTGTCGTGTGTGATGGCCGACAGTTCGTGCATACGAGAAAGAACCTTGGCACATGTATGGAATTGACGAAGCGTTGGGCGCCCCGCCTGATGCAGATTGCGCGGTTGCGACGGCTCCTGTAGCTACGGTCACCTGTCTCCTGGTGCTGTCGCCCTTACGGGCAGCCGATGGGCACCTGCGCGTGCAGCGCGAGGTCTTTCCGGCGGGCGATACGCTTGACGCCTATCTGCCCGAGGGCGAAGCGCTGCGGCATGTCACCGTGAACGGGGCCACGATCGTGCCCGAGCATTACGCGCGGTACGTCCCGCAGGCCGGGGATGAAATCTGGCTCTGGCCGACGTGGGGGATTACGGGCGGCATTGTGGAAATCCTGGTCCCCATCCTCATTGGCCTGGCCGTCTCGGCGGCGTCGCATTTCCTCTTTCGCCCGAAGCCCCTCCTCTTGCCGCAGCAAAACCAAATGAGCGGGGAATCGGAGCGCACCTTTAGCTTTGAGGGGATTCGCACGGCGATTGGCCCGGGGGCGGTCGTCCCGGTCGTCTATGGACGCCACCGCATTGGCGGGCAACTCCTCCTGGCGACCGTCGACCAGGCTGCCGTCGTCGTGGATGATGGCACCGCGGCCCACACGGCGACGATCATGAACGTGACGCATGGTGAGCCCTCGGAGATTGTCTATGTGACGGCGCCTGGTCACGGCTTTGTGACCGGGCAGGTGGTGTTTATCCAGGGCGTCCAGGGCAAAACCGAAGTGAATACCACCTGGGCCATCCACGTGGGCGATGCCGATACGTTCGTGCTCGATAGCTCGTGGGCCGTCGGCTTCACGCACCCCTACCAGGGGGGCGGGACGGCCACGCTCTACAATCAGGGCTCGCGGACCTACCAAGCCATTACCAACCCGCCCACGCTGACGCTCATGATTGCCCTCTGTGAAGGCCCGATTGACGCGGTGCTGACCGACACCATCCAGATTAATGGGCAACCCCTGGCGAACTTTCCCGGCGTCCAGGTCTATACCGGGCTGGGCACGGCGAACCAGCCAGCCTTTGCCGAATTTGGCGGCGCCCGCAACACCTTTGCGGACGGGCGGGACATCAGCGAGACGCCCCTCACCTATACCTCCAATGCCGCGCTGCATGCCTTTGTCCTCAACCTGGTCTGGCCCGAGGGCCTGTATTTTCTCAACGACAAGGGCGAAAAGCACAACAACAATGCCGTGCTCCAGTATCGCTATGCGCCGGCAGGCACCGGCAGCTGGTCCGCGTGGTCCGTTTTTGAGGTCCAGGCCGACCGCACGGCGACGGTGCGTCTGGGCGTGCGGCGTGAGGGGCTCCCGTATCACTCCTATGATATTCAGGTGCAGTTCTTACGGGCGGGCAATACCGACGACCTGCGGGCGCGGTACAAGAGTGTGCTCGAAAGTGTCACCGAGTATATCCCCGACACCTATGCCTATCCCTATACCGCCTGGTTGGGCTTACGCGCGCTGGCCACGGATGCCTTACGGGGGGCCTTGCCCAACGTGACCGTGGAGGTCCGGGGACGTCAGGTGCGCGTCGGCTCCCTCGCCGTCCCGGAAACGTGGTCGGATAATCCCGCCTGGTGCGTCCTCGATGCGTTGACCAATGCGCGCTATGGGACGGGCGTCCCGGACGGCGATATTGACCTGACCGCCTTTGCCCTCTACGCGGCGTACTGTGACCAGACCATCCAGGGCGAGCGGCGCCATACGCTCAATTACGTCCTCGACCGCGAGATGCGGGTCCAGCAATTTTTCCTCGAAACCATGGGCGGCTCGCGCGGCATCCTGCTGAAAACGGCCGGGCTGTGGACGCCGCGCCCGACGCGGGATGAAACGCCAACGTGTCTGCTGTCCTGGACGTCGGTCTCGAATGTGCGCCTCACCTATCTGCAAGACGTGGACGCCATTAACGTCGTCGAAGCGCGCTTTGCCAGCGAAGAGCAGGATTTTGAGCAAGACGTCATTACCTGGCCGGCCCTGGCGCAGTGGCCGCCCGAGGTCCATAAGCACAGCTTTGACTTGCGCGGCGTGACCAAGCCGAGCCGGATCATGCGGGCCTTGCAGTATGAACTCAATCGGCGGCGCTTTGAAAACCTCCTGCTGGAGATGGACTGTTCCCTCGAAGCCCTGCCGCTGCAACTGCATGATCTCTTCCGCTTTGCCCATCCTTTGCCGGGCTGGGGCACGTCAGGCCGCATTCAGCAGGGCTCCAATGCCGCGATCCTCCAGGTGGATGCCGACTGCCTCTTTGAGCAGGACCTCACGTATGTGGTGTACGTGCGGCACGAAGATGATACGCTCGAAGCCCGCGAGCTGCTCACCATCACGCTCGGGCCGACGCGCACGCTGCATCTGGCCGCCCAACTCAGTGTGTTTCCGGTGCCGCGCACCTCCACGTTCATGTTTGGCACCCTGGCCACCAATGCCAATACGCGCACGTTCCGCGTGACCAGTCTGCGGCGCAAAAATGATTTGACCGTGAGCCTTGAAGCGCTGATTCACAACCCGAGTCTCTATGATGAGGCCGTGGCCACGCCACTGAGCGTCATTACGACGCTGTTTAACCCGGAAGGCCCGCCGCCGCCGCTGCTCAGTCTCGTGGCGACGGAAGTCACGCGGATTCAGACGAGCGGCGCCAGTCTGCGCGTCATTAATCTGTCGTGGGACGTGGCCCCCCTCAGTAGCGGGTATGCGCTGTATGGGGGCGCCATGATCTTGCGCCGCGTGCTGCTGGCGACGGGGCAACTCGGCCAGGTCGAGGCCGGGACGATTGGCGCCGGGGCCATTAGTGATCCCAACGACCCGAACTATAACTATACGCCGGTCACGCAGGTGCGCGGGCATGTGCTCGATTGGGATGACTACACCGCGATTAGTGGCTCGACGTACCAATATCGCGTCGTCCCCATCTCGCACCTGGGCGTGCCCAATAATATTGGCGCGCGTGAGGTCGTCATTCATGTCGCCGGCCCCACGACGCCGGGATACTTCCCGGGGACGCCGCGCAACCTCCGCCTCCAGGGCCAGGCCGTCGGGGTGACGAACTGGGAAGGCCGCGACCTGCATGTGGAGTGGGACAGCGTGGCGGAGAGTCCGCTGTTTAGCGAGACGTTCTTTGTCGCCTTCTACGTGGTACAGGTCTGGGCGCCGGGGCAACTCTATCTGTTGCGGGCCTATAACGCGCCCCTGGCCCCCGCCGGCCAGAGCGTGCAGTGGACGTATACGCACCAGCAAAATGAAGAAGACCAGATTCGCAGCGGCTACGCCGGCGCACGCCGGGAGCTCCAGGTGATGGTCTGGGCGGTCACCAATACGGGGCTCCTGTCCCTCGATCCGGCCGTCATCGTCGTGAGTAATGCGGCCCCCGATATGGGGAACATTCTGCCGGAAACGCTCGCGCTGTTTGAGGCAGCCCGCGTCGACTGGAAACAATGGGTGCGGCCGCGGGATTTTGATCATTTTGTGGTCCTGCTCGATGGGGGCAACCCGCCGACCATTCCGAATCAGACGCTGGGCATTGATTTCCAGGTGCTGCTCATTCCCGATCTGCTCGCGGGCGTGACGTATTATGTCCAGATTATCCCCTATGACAGCTTTGGCCCCGGCATTCCTAGTCAAATCGCCTCGTTTACGCCCGTGGCCCTCACGGCGGATAAGCTGGATAATACGCCCCCGGCCGTGCCGACGGGGTTCTTTCTCACCACGGGGACCGATGCCAGCGCGGATGGGACGGTTATGACCTACGTCATGGCGCATTGGGACCCCCAGTTTGAAGAGGACCTTGCGGGATTTCAACTCTCGTTTCGGGTGGCCTCGCCCAACGTCCCGACGGTCGTGCGGCCGGGGCGGTTTGATACGACCTATAAAATGTATGTCCCCGGCAATGTCACGGTGTTTGCCAAGATCGCCTCGATTGATCGCCTGGCGAACCTCAGTGTGTATACCGATCCCGAGATCTCGATTAGCACCGGCCGCGATGGGACGCCGCCCTCGCCTGCGGCGAACCTGCATGCGATTGGCGCCGTGCAAAAGATCGCGCTCCTCTGGACGCCGCCGGGCGATCTCGATTACGACTACAGTGAGGTCTGGACGTCGGGCATCAACGATCGCAGCACGGCGGGCGTGATTGGGCAGGGCAGCTACAGCTTTGAGCATACGGGCTTTCTGGCCAACCAACGAGCCTATTACTGGATCCGCCCGGTCGACACCTCGGGGAACGTGGGGCCGTTTCATCCCGTGTCGCCGACGGCCGGGGTCACCGCCGTCGCCGGGCAACTCGATGACACGTACATTAGCTCCCTCGTGGCGACGAAAATCCTCACCGGGCAACTGACGGCGCTCGTGAGTATTGGGGTGGCCGACCGCGTCTATATTGATGGCACGAATAGTTTGATGGTCATTCGGGATCAGTATCTCGGCAATAACCGCGTGCTGCTGGGCAAGTTGGGGCCGCTGTCGGATCAGTACGGCATTCAGATTTTTAACAATCTCGGCGGCCTGATGTTTGACGCCAATGCGGAAGGCGTGACGGCGGCGGGGATTCGCACCGGCGTCATCAATGCGGGCCATCTGCGGACGGATACGGCCGTCATTTCCGTCTCAGCCCAAATTGAGAGTGCGATCATCCGCGATGCCCACATTGTCGAGTTAGTCGCTGATAAACTGATCGCGGGGACGATTAACGCCCAGATCTTTCTTGGGGGGCCGCTGGCGGGCGCGATCGCGCCGATTACGCTCGACGGCGTGAATCGCCAGATCATTATCCGCGATGACAATGGCACGATTCGGGTGTGGATCGGCCGGATTGCGGCCGGGCCGACCGATTATAGCATCCAGATCTTTAAGGCCGATGGCTCGCTGATGTGGAGCCCCGACACCGGGGCACAAACGGCAGGCATTGCGCCCGCCGCCGTCATTACCCAGACCATCCAGGTCAATGCCGTTACCACCAGTGTGTCCTATAGCGACATTGTGGGGTTGAGTGTCACGACGAGTGAAGTCGCGCTCGCCTCGCTCGTCTTTGCGCTCAACGCGGGCGATCAGGTCTGGATGACGCTCACCGCCACCGTGAGCGTGGCCACGAGTAGCGATGCCTGTTATCTGCGGATCCGCGAGGATAGTGTGGCGGGGGGGGAGTTGACCTATGGGCAGATGATTGGCAATTTTCGCTCGACCATGGTGGTGCAAGCCGTCTACACGGCCCCCAGTAATTTCTCGGCGAAAGCCTTTGTGGCGACCTTCATGAACGGCACGGGCACCAACCCCATTGGCGCGGACCATATCAAGATGGTCGGCTTGCGGAGGCAGCGCTGATGGCCTATTTGCTCAAATACCGCACCGAGGATGGCCTCATTGTCGGGCTCTGGGAAAGTACCACGCGGGCCTTTGTCGAGGCCCAGCGCGGCCCGGACGAGCCCGGTATGGGGTATCTGGTGTGCGAGGGGACGCCGCCCCCGCGCATGCAGGAGCAGTGGCGCGTGCTCGGGGACCAGGTCGTGCAAGACGTCCGCCCGCGCACCATGCAGCCGCAGGGACTCCCCCTCGCCGGCGCCGGGGTCACGCTCGACACCCTGGTCGCGCAGGTCGCCGCCCTCACCGGACGGGTCGAGGCTCTAGAAGCCCTGAAAGGACAGGTCTAAAGTGGCACAGCTGGGCGCTGGAATCGGGACGGGCTACCCAGGAGCGATTGATACGCGCCAGACGTTTATCAATGCGGGACCAATCGCCCCGGATAGTGCCAGCAGACTTGATTCTGAAGTTATTAATGATAGTCTCGCGGCTACCGTGGCGATCGAGACCTGCTTAGGGACGAATCCCCAAGGTACGTTCGGCTCACTCGCGGCGCGGCTCCAGCAGTTCTTGCCGGGCGGCGGCGAGAGTCCCCTCTTTTTCACCTTCAATGCCACCACCAGCGTTACCATTGCCGGAACCACGCATCGCCTTGGCACCCCTGCCCCTCTCTTCCAGGCGTACAATGCGGAGACGCCGCGGCAGGTCATTCAGCCCAACACGGTCAGTATCGACACGCTGACGTATGATGCCACCTTTACGTTTCTCACGCCGCAAACGGGGGTCATCAGCCTGGCGGCACCGAGCCCCCAATATACGGTGTCGTTTACCAATCAGACGAGTGTGAGCATTCCCGGCAGCACACACGCCCTCGGGACCGCCGATCTGCTTGTGCGCGTCTATACCGTGAGCGGGACCCAGAATATCCTGACGCAGGTCCCCGTCAGTATTGCTCCGGCGACGGCAGACGTCACCGTGACGTTTGTCACGCCCGCGAGTGGGACGATCATTGTCAGTGCGGCAGGCCCGCGCTTTGTCGCCACGTATACCAGCGCCACGACGGTCACCGTCCCCGGCGCCACGCATGGGCTCGGGACGGCGGCCCTGCTGTTTGCAGTCTATGACAATGCGAGCCCGCGCCAGAGCCTGCTGCCCAACACCATTACGGTAGACCCGAACACGTATGACGTGGTGATGACCTTCGTGAGTCCGACGAGCGGGCGGCTGCTCATTGTCAAAGCGACGGCCATTACCGGCGCCGACTTTGACATCCGTGATGGGGGCATTCCCGATACCTCCGCGGTCCGGGTCTTTAGTGACGCGGGCATGCTGTTGCTGCAAATGGGGAGCGGGGAGGCGCTCGAAATCCTGAGTCGGCAAGGGGGCGTGCTGCAGCGCATCGACAACTTTGCGACGCTCGTCCATCAGGGGTCAGCCTACAAGCCGGGCGGCGGCCCCTGGCTGAGTCTCTCGGACGAACGCCTGAAGAAAGACATCACCCCCTTTGTCGATGGCCTGGAGGTGTTGCTCCAGCTGGAGCCGATCTGGTACCGCTACAACGGGCAGGGCGGCATCCCGATCACGCGCCACCAGCACGTCGGGATGCGCGCGCAGGCGGTCCAGGCGGTGGCCCCGTATATGGTGACGAGCCGCCGGGGCGTCCTCACCCCGCACAGCGAGGAGACGGACCTCCTGGCGCTCGATACCGAGGCCCTCCCGTACCTGCTCATGAATGCCCTCAAAACGGTCTGTCAACGCTTAGAGACGGTGCGGCAGGAGAAGGAGGCACTCGCAGCACGCGTGACGGCCTTGGAAGCCGCCTTCGCGGCACAAGGAGGGACCCTATGAAGGTGATGGCGCTCGTCCTGGCGCTGCTCGGGCTCGGGAGCGTCCCCGTCTGGGCACAAGGCCAGTTTTTTAACTCGAACCTCACGGTGGCCGGGACGATCAACGCCGGGACGGCGACGGGGAGCGGCAATGCGTTTGTGTTGACGCTCAATCCGCCGATCGCCGCCTATGTCACCAATCAGTGCTTTATGTTTGCGGCGAATCATACGGTGACGGGCGCCGCGACGCTCAATATCAATGGGCGCGGCGTCAAAGCGCTGCGGAAATTTGTCTCGACGGTGTCGACCGACTTAGCGGCCAATGACATTGCCAGTGGGCAGATTATTACGGTGTGCTACGACGGGACGCACATGCAACTCACCGGCGGGGGACCCGGGGGCAGTAGCGGCGGGGGCGGGGGCGGGAGTATTCCCGCCTTTGTGACGGCCGCGACGGCCCTCAGTGCTCACGCCCATGCGGGAGGGCTCTAGGATGCGCGGACGACGAATGATGGCTTTCCTGGCCCTGCTCGGGGCCTGCCTCGTAGGGCACAGTGAGGCCGCCGTGACCCCCAATAGTCCGGTCTTTATGCAGACGCCCACGGTGGGCAAAGTGCAGTTCCTCCAGGGGACGGACTCGGCGGGCACCTATAAAACGCTCTATACCGCCGTGACTCCTGGCAACGGCGCCCGCTGTAATGCCCTGTGGTTGACGACCGATGACATCTCGGCCCAGCACCTCGTGACCATCCAAGTGGTCAGTGGGGGGACCCGGTACGGCGGGACAAGCATTGGCACGTTTGGCCCCCACGGCTTTGCGACCAGCCACACCACGCTCAACGTGCTGAGCCCGACGGTGTGGCCCGGGTTGCCGCTCGATAGTGACGGCAATCCCTATCTGCAACTGGCGCCGGGCGATACGCTGCAGGCGACCTATGCGACGGCGCTCAACGCCGGGAACCGGATTAATCTTATAGTGTCCTGCGGTGAATTTTAGGTTGAAATGGACTATGGAGGCGCGGGCATGATGCAACGACGACGGGGCTGGCTCCTGCTAGGGCTCGGCGTGCTGCTTGCGGTGACGGGACTCAGTGAGGCGCAGCAACTCGGCGGGCGCATGCACGCCAGCAATATTCGCCTGAACAAGCTCCGGGCCGGTACGCTGGGCAACTGTGGCGCCAACAACTTTGTGAGTGGCTTTCGCCCTGAGGGTACCGTGATCTGTGCCACGCTCTCCCTCGCTACGCTCACCGATGGCAGTAGTGTCGTCACGCTCACCGGCACCCAGCGCGTGCGCAATAAGCAAAACGTCGCCCGCGTCGTGCCACAGACCATTCAATCAGGCCCGCCCAACAATATTACCCCGGACCTGGATACGACGGACATTGCCACCCTCGATGCCATACCTGCCGACCTCACGATCAATGCGCCCATCGGGACGGGCGGCAATCCCGAACCCGAGCAGGATCTCGAATTTCGCTTCCTGTGTGCGACGGCGCGGGCGCTGACGTGGCATGTGATTTATACGAACGAAAACGGGATTCCGCTCCCGACCGCCTGTCTCGGCAATGGCTTCTATACCCGCATCAAGTATCGGTTTAACCCCACGTCGGCCAAATGGGGGCTGATTGCGACGACCGTGGGGGTCGGGCGCGGGACGACGACGTTGGCGAGTAACACGACGTATACGTGCAATGTGCAAATTGCCGGGCTCTGTCGCATGCAGGCGACGATGGCCAGCGGCACGCTCACGGTGGCGACGCCGACAGGGACGGTGGCCGATGGGACGCTGACGCGGCTCGCCTTCATGTGTACCAACAGTCAAACGTTCGCCTGGTCGACAGGGTTTGTGGCCAGTCCCAATGTCCCCCTGCCGGCCACCTGCCCCGCCGGGACCAGCGCGTGGTTTGAGGTGGGGGTGGAATACTCCAGCACGCTCGGGAAATATCAAATCCTGGCGTCCAACTAAGGAGGAGACGCATGCGATATGCACGATGGCCTGGGAGCGTGATGCTGCTCCTTCTCTGGGTCGGGCAGGCCCTGGGCGGCGCGGCGACGGTCCTCACCGAGGCGCAGTATCAGGCGCTCAACACCTATATCACGGCGACGGCGGTCAATGAGTTCGCCGCCGATGTGGCCGCGGGGAATGACCCCGCTATTGCGCAGGCGCTGAATCAACCCTTTACGCCGACCTTCCAGGTCTTTCGCACGTCCGTCCCGCGGCGTACCCTGCTCTTTGAGAAGTCGCCGGCGGATACGAGCTTTATCTTTGTGGGGGATGGCTACATTACCCGCACCCAACAGGAACTCCTGACGTTTCATGACCTCTTTGATGGGCCAAACTCCGCCATGGACCCCAGTTTGCCGAACGTGCAACAAGCCCTGCTTGATATCTTCAGTGGCGCGGCGGGGACCAATGCCCAGAAAAATAGGGTGCATATCGGCAATATGAGCCGGCGGCCGGTGACGAGGGCTGAGAAGCTCTATGTCACCCAGGGAACTGGGAGCAATGCTGACCCTGGCTACCTCGTCTGGGAAGGACTCTTAACACCGCGCGACATCGCCCACTGTCTGCGGGGAGCGCCACTGCAATGAACAAGGTTACGATCGGCTTCTTGATCCTGTGTCTCGTCTTTGGGGCCTCGACGGGTCTCACGGCCCCGAATAAGATTTGGCTTATTCCTGGCACGCCGCTGAAATTTGCGGACGGCGCGCAGTCCCCGAACGTCACCTTCACCCTGACGGGCATGACGGCCGGGAATGGGCAGTATAGTGCGCGCTATGACAAGGATGCGCTCAAATCGCCCTCGGGCGCGATGCCGTGGCAGTGGCGCTGGTCCTGCGCCATCCAACTCTCCGGCAGTGCCACCTTGAATGATGTGGTACAGGTGCTCCTCGCCAAAAGTGATGGCATCATCACGCAAGGGGGGCTGGGGGCGACCACGGCGGCGCTCAGTAGTGCGCAGACCAGAAACCTGAGCCTGGTGGGCCACCTCGTGGTGGATGCCGCGGAGGCAAACCCGGTGCTCGTCGCCTCCGGCGATACCGAAATCCGTGAGCGGTATTTTTCCCTGGCGCTCTTTAATGCCACGTCCCAGCCTTTGGTGAGCAGCACCGCTGCGCACACGTGTTATATGACCCCGATGACCGTGGAGATTCAAGCCTATGCGCCGCTCGATTACGAGCGCCATCCTGAGCCTGCTGCTGTGCCTCAGCCTGTGGCCGCGTAGCACCTCCGCCCAGGCACTCGCGACGGTGGTGGTGACCCGTGAGGCCCCGACCGCGCGGGGCCTCCTGGCCTGGTGGCGGGCCATGCCCGGCCTGAGTAGCGGACTGTTGTGGTACGACCTGCTCGGGCGGACGCCCGGCACGCTCACGAACATGGGCGCGGGGGCCGGGTGGGCCCCCACCACCCGGCCGGGTGGGCAGGGGGAGGTGCGCTTTGATGGCAGTAATGACCGAGTCGCCGTACCGGTGGCCCCGTACCTGGAACCCCCCGCCATGACCATGATGCTGTGGATCAAAGCCGTGTCGTGGGGCGCCTCGGATGTCCGCGCCCTGTTTACCATTAATGCGGGTGGAGGGGTCCTGCGGGAAATCACGGTCAACACCACGGGACATCTGGCGGTGTACCTTGCGGCCACGGGCGGCCTCGCCTTAGTTGATCCGGCACCGACAGCGCTGGCGATCGGGACGTGGTACCACATCGCCGTCACCTATGATCAGGTGGATGGATTACGTGTGTACATCAACTGTCAGCCAGAAGCGACGGCTGCAGCGACAGGCACGTTAGTCGTCACCAATGTTGCCGGGGCGTTTGGCATGAACGTGACCTCCTTCAATCGGTTCTTTAACGGCGCCATGGACGACATGCGGTTCTACAATCGGGTCGTGCCGCGCCCGGAGTTGTGCACCATCATGCGGGACTCCCAGCGCGGTGAGCCGACCCTCTTCCGCCCGCCCGCGCTCATCCTGGGTCTCCCCACGAGCACCAGCGCGGGCGCGGGCGCGGGCGGTGGGTTCTTGCCCTTTTTTCACACGCCATGAGGTGATGGCTATGGTCTCCGTACTCCTCGTAAGTCTGCTCATGCTGCTGGCATGGCCCGCCGCTGCGCCCGCAGCGACCTATTATGTCGCGACGGGGGGCAGTGGGACTGCGTGCTCACAGGCAAGCCCGTGTGGCACGATTCTCACGGGCCTCGGCAAGCTCAGCCCGGGCGATACGCTCTACCTCCGGGGTGGCTCCTATAGTGAGGGTATTCATCCCGCGAATGGCAGGGTGCCCTCGGGGACGTCCTGGGCCAATCCCATTATTATCGCCAGCGCGCCTGGGGAAACGGCCACGATTCTGGAGGGCGTCACCCTCCAGGATAACATTGATGGGTCGTTCCCGTCCTATCTGATTTTTGATAATTTGATCCTGCGGAGTACGCAACGTAATGCGTTCTATGTGGGACTCAATGCGCATCATATTCGGGTATCCAACAGTGATCTGCAGAGTACAAAAACCAACAATATTTCCATCACGTATACCACCGTAGGTGTTGAAGTCATCAACTGTAATATCCATAATGCCCCCGTCGAGTATGTGCCCGAATGGGGGCTTTCCACGGGGACGTATGGGCTGTACCTGAACGGCAATTATATGCTCGTGGAGAATAATAAAATTCATGATAATACAGGAGCAGCTGTGCATCTGTACGGAGGAACAGGCGCTGCATCCAACAACATTATCCGCAACAACTTCATCTGGGGGAACTGCTATAGTGATGGGACGCGCAACCAGAACAATAATGCCCTCATCATTGCCAGTGGTGGAAACAATCAGATCTATAATAATGTGGTCTTCAGCAATAATTGCGGTGCGGGTGTTGCAGCGGTCTCCACGGCGTACTTACAGCCAGGGATGGGGAACAATCACTTTTACAACAACACCATCTATGGTAACAGTGGGGTGGGCCTGGAAATTAATACCAGTGCGCCAGATACCCAAGTCATCAACAATATTGTCTACGGCAATTGGACCAACAACCCCTCGCAGCAAATTGTTGATTATGGCGCGAGTGGCACGATCAATCAGTACAATCTTACCACGAACCCCCTCTTTGTTGATGTCAACAATGTGTTAGGTGGTGGCCTCAAAGTGCAGGCAAACTCCGATGCACGGAATCGTGGCACGACGCTCAGCGAGGTGGCGACGGATATTGAGGCGGCCGTACGCGGGCAAGGGGGCGCCTATGATATTGGGGCGTACGAGTACAATGAAGGCGGCACGCCACCCACAGCTAATGGCAATCCTATCTACGTGCGCAAAGGTGCTGGGAGCCCCAGTAATGACTGCAACGCGGCGGAAAATCCCGCCACGGCCAAGCAAACGATTGCCGACGCGTGCCAATGCATGACCGTGCCCGGCAAGGTGATGCTGATTGAGGGCAATGGCAACATCTATCCCGAAGAAATTGACACCCTGACCTGCCCCCTGACCGGCGGGAATGGGCCGGCCTTTGATACGGCGACCCGGCTGGAAGGCTACGGCACCACCTTACCCGTCCTGCAGTCCCCCGTCGCGACGTCCAGCATTACCCTGTGGCTTCGCAACGTCAACGATAAGTTTCTGGTGTTCAAAAAGCTGACCATTGATGCGGCCAGCCGGGCCGGGGAGGCCGTGCTGATTGCGAGTCCGGCGCACCATATTCGCTTTGACACGGTGCACCTGACCGGCAGTCTGTACGAGAGTGCGCTCCTGATCGGGGTCTCAAACATTGAGATGATCGATACCTTTCTGACCGGCGCCGGCTCCAATGGTCTGGGCCTGGCCCAGGGGTTTGACACCTTTCTCTGCCAGCGCTGCCATCTTTTCAGCAATGGGGCGAAAGGCATCGACGTGCGGGATACCGGGACGCGCACGAATATCACGCTGCGCGAGACGGAAATCCGCAACAATGGCGCTGAGGGCGTGGACCTGGGCGCCAGTACGGGGACGGTCCTGCAAAATCTCCTGGTGCACTCCAATGGCAGCATCGGGCTCCGCATTCGGGGCGGGTCGGCCAGTACCAAGGT